CAACCATGGCTAGGGTCGGTCCCGACACCATGCCACCTGCGGCAAATTGCGGAATTGAAATGCCGGGAATTGTCGGGATGTCAGGAGCTGGCAGGCGATTGAATCCACTGATTACATTGTTGAGTGTCTTGATGTAGTTGTTGAGGCCGCCGAAAAGGAATCTAAGGATTCCGTTGAAGATCGACTTGATGGTATTGGCTGCCGCTTGAAAGGGTGCGGTTAGGAATTTGCCGATATTGCTGAATGCAGATTGAATGCCTGAAATCAGGTTTTTGATGCCATCCGCTACTGGCTTGATGAACGTGTTGTAGAAGGCTGTTGCAGCTGCAGCGATCACCTTGCCAATCGCCTGGAAGGCTTGGCCGATCTGATCACGGAATGCATAAATGGCTACGCCAGCAGCGATAGCAAGTGCGACCCAACCAACGGGGCCCGTAAATACGCCAATCAGAATCTGCCCAAGCGTACCAAGGCCTGCAATTAATGGGCCAATAGCACCTGCCCAACCTGCAATCACAGCCGGGATGCCCACCAGTATTGGCACCAAAGCACCTAGTGCGCCGATAATTGGACCACCAATAGCGATCACACCGCTCAATGCCGTCAATGCCACAACCAATCCAGACAATGCAACAATCATCGTCTGCACTGGTTCTGGTGCTTTTGCGATCATGTCAATCAAGCCAGTCAATGCTTGAATCAATGGCGTAAGCACTTGCGCGATATTATCCCCAAGCACAACCTGCAGATCATAGAATTTTTCACCGAGAGTATCGACCGCACCAGCTAGGCCCTGTGCTGCAGCAACAGCATTGCCGCCGTATTGTTTTTCAAGTTCAACAAGGATAAGACGTTGCGCCTCTGCGATATTGCCAGTCTCCTGCAAAGATTCGATAACAGCTTTTTGATCTTCGCTAAATTGAATGCCTGAGCGTCCTAATGCTGACAGGCCTTTTGCTGGATCGTTTAGTGCCTTAGCAAGCTGCATAAATGCGCCGCTCACTTCGGTGCCGCTTGTGTAGGCTACATCCGCAGCAGCCTTGGCTACACGTTCATAGCTATCAACGCCGATATTGCCAAAGCTGGTTAGAAGACCAAATCCTTTTCGAAAGTCTTCCTCATTGAAGAGGGTTGCTTCGCCAAGATCACTAGAAATTTTCTGTAGCTTTTCAAGCTGACCAGTACTTGCTCCAATGTTCTTTAGGCCATTCTCAAGCAGTTTTGTTTGAGCTTGAAATTCTCCAAACGTATCGATTGACTTTTTGAGTGCGGCGCCAATGCCTGCAGCACCAACGATTCCGATCAGTGATGTGCTGGCTGCCCCAAGCTTGCCAAACGCACCAGCCAAGCCGTTGGCTTTTGTGGTTGCCCCACCCAGCGAGTTACTAAGGCCATTGATCTGATTGGCGCCATCAACCCGTGCCCTGATGGTGAGAGCCGTGGTCATGTCCAGCGCCATAGCTCAATCCTTGCGGCTGTTGACGATCTCTATCACTTTAGCCTCGATCACCTGCAGATCCTCAAGCATCGTGCGCTGATCCGAGACCTGGTAAAGCTCCATGATCCACCGGAGGGCTGGGTAATCCATCCCGATGATGCCGGATGCGCCACCACGCCATTGCGTCTGCACCTTCAAAAACAGGTCAACAGCAGGCCAAGCATCAGGCATCACCTTGTAATGCTCGGTGCGTTCATCAAGGTCTGGCAGCACCAAACCGAACGCTGCAGCATCGTCCTGCGTGTCGTCAATCGTTGCGCCGCCGGCCCAGTACTCAGCGGCGCCGATCAGTTTTTTCGCTTCTGCTCAACCAGCGACTCGAAATAGGCACCGATCAACGCACCAGCCACCATGGGCACGTCGAGCAGTTCGGCCTTGGCGCCTTCGCTATATGGCACCTCATCACCATCGCCATCGACGATGCCAGACCATCCCATCAGGATCTCATCAGCAATGCTCTGGTCGGTTACGCCATTGTCCAGATCCTCGCCCTGTTCAGCGGCGCGCATCCGCTGCTGTACCTGCTGCTGGATTTCATTGATGCGGCTTTGCGGCAGCCGCTTGAACACGGCATCAAAGCTGGCTTTCTCACGCTTGCCGCCATCAGCTGGTAGGCGGATTACCACCGGCCAGCTGTAGCTCTGCGATTGACTGAGAACAAATGCCACAGGTCAGGTGTAGACGAGACTCATCTCATCATTGCCTGAACTGGTCGGAACCGCAATAAAAGGCATGTTCAGCATTTGAATGCCGTCCTGATCCGAGTATGTCAGGTTGCCTAGGTCTGACTGTGCAGTGGTCATGGTGACGATGTTGCCGGCAGTCTGGCCATGCTGAAAGGTGATGCTGCCAGTGCTGGTGCCGGTCGCCACTGTAAAGAAATCCTTTGCCGTGATGGTCGGCGCCTCAATCACAACAGTGCCATTAGGCGCGCGGTTTGTGATCAGGATCTCCTTGGTGCAGCCCACCAGCTCTCGGTAGATCACGTCATTGGCAAGGCTGAAGTTGTAGCTCATCAAGCAACCGCTGTAGCTGAATGCGCTAAAGGCCGTGGTGTTGCCTTCTTTGAAGATCACAGGCGTTGCCTGATCGTTGTAGGTCGGGGTCGGCAGCGCTACGTCCGTGGGTGCGTTGTAGATGCCGGTCATGCTGAAGCTGATTACCGGGATCTGACCCACTTCGCAGCTCATCTCAAAGGTGCCGCGGCAACCGGTCACCTTATGGCGGATGCCATCCTGGTGGTAGTAGATCGTGCAGCTTTCAAAGCCGCTGCTCTCAGGTGCATAGGTGACGCTTGCGCCAGCGGAAACGGCCTCACTAAGACCACAGCTACGCAGCACCACGCCATAAGCGGGAGCTGTGCCAGCAGCGCCCGAACCGGCCACCTCAACTTCAAAGCTCAGCTCTACGCGAGTCTGGCTGAGCAGCTGATCGGATTGGCCCAGGTAAGGGCGCACCAGCTCGCGTTTGACGGTATCAGCCACCAGCGGCTGAATTTCAAGATTGCGTACCAGTACTGCATCGCCACCAACTGGCGTCGGATCCGTGCCATAAGTGCCTTCGATCTTGGCGAGGATCAGGCGCCGGCGAGTGAGTACAGATGCCATGGGTGGCTCCCAATAGTTGAATCAATGGGCGCCGAGGCCCTGCTCCTGCCTATCCTAGCTGCTGCGTTCATGCGCTCAGATTTGCCACCTGAGTGCGGTAGCGCACCACATAGTCGCAACTGATAACGCCGGCAGGTTGATCAGCTTCGACCATCTCGAAATTGACCAGGCTCGGTTGTATGTCGTATGCCCTGCCACCTAGCGTCAAATCCGCCATAAGCTTGCTGTGCATGGATTGAACAGTTGGATCAGCCAGGTGGTCTGGGATGTTGCCGCGCACAATCACAGCAATGCGGACCGTAAGGCTCCAATCCAAAGTAGGCAGGCTGGTGTTTTGCTGCGCCTGATCAGTGATTGGCTCGATCACGATGGCCGGGCTTTCCTGCCGCGCTAGTGGCTCCACCCTGCTGCGATAGATCCTGGTGCCAACGCCTGTAGTGCCAGCCAGTGCGGTCTTGATTGCGCTCAGGATCTGCTCGCGCTTAGTGGTCATCAGAGCACCTCAACAGCGCTGATGCGACCACGTTGCAATGCAATCGACGTGGTGTGCCCAATGTTGGCCACATACATCGCCACCTCATCGTTGTTGGCCATTTCGATCATCCAAAAGCAAATCAGCTTTGCTACCTGCTGATTCGATCCAGTAAACGCCATGCATTCTGATTGGGCGATTTCGTTGCCGTTCTTGGCCAGCTTGATCCCTAAGGTTTCGTTGTTGCCAGATGATGCGTCCATGCTGGCCATCACCATGAATAGCTTCGTTGCGCCGCTAGTGTTTTTCAGCGCGAACGAGTCTGTCGTGCCCAGTGCAACGCCTGCATCGGTGCTTGTGTCAAACGTTGCCGTTAAACCAGTGGATTGATAGGTCGCTGATTGGGCAATGGCAATCGTGCCGCTGTCCATCTTGCTGGCTTGGCCGCGCGCTTGCGTTGCAGTGCTTGCGGGGTAATAGCTCAGCCCTGACCACGCAGTGCTGCCATCGCCTGCTTTTAGCTTGCGTGTGTCAGTCTCTAGGCCAACCTCGCCATTCAATAGGACTGGATTGGTTGCTGTCCAGTTGGCCGCAGTGTCACGCCGCAGCCTGATGCGTGCAATGCTGCTCATGCTGCGCCACCGTCTAGGTCGTTGCCTTCAAGGTAGCTCGCATCAGCTGCGCCACCGTCAAACTCTGGGTTCAGCTGTTCGTTGCCTAGGTCAGCGATGGTCACATCAGCGCTGTTGCCGTCAATCGGCGTATCAGGTTCCGTCAAGGTTGTGGCAACGCTGCGCATCAGTCCGATCTGACACATAGCGCCATCATCAATCAACCGCGTTTCACGCACCGTATAAGGCACGCCGTTCACGCTGATCTCAGAGCCGTATTGCAAATCGCCAAAATCAGCAGCCCGTGCCGTCAAGGTGTAGTCAGTGCTGAGCACCTGATCACCAGCGAGCACTTCCATCGGCATATCCAAAATGCCAAGTGCAGTAATGGCGCCAGCCGTGCAGCTGACGCCAAAGTCTGCCAGGAAGATCGATAGGTCTTCCGTGATCGCCATCAGCCGTACTTCTTAGAGCCGAGAGCCACAACCGAAACAGCACCAGCGCCAGTGCCACCCGCAACGGTGATGGACACTTTGATGTAGCGCTTCACGTTGTCAGAATCCAGACGGATCTTTTCAACAAGAGCAGTGTTGGCTGTAGTGGTGGTAAATGCACCACCAGTCACGTCAGTGTAGGAACCGCCAGAAGTGGCGGCTTCAGTCAGCTTGACGGCGTAGGTGACGCCAGCGCCGCCGGCTTCAGCGTCAAGCACCACAGCAATGTCGCCCTCATAATCCAGCAGGTCAACGGCAGAGCCGGTGCCAGTGGCGGTGACAACATCGTTGGGCAACAGACTGAGCACCTCAGTCTTAGTGGCGAGATTGTGGATGGTCATTGGGTAGCTCTCCTGCGCTTGGGCGCTGGTTTAGTGGTGGTTGGAGCCACCTCTGGCTCCTCAATCTTGACAGGTGCGGCGATGGCTTCTACAGCCTTACCAATACCGATCAGAAGTCTGGCGTCAGAAAGGGAAGCCTCTAGGACTTCCCCAACCTTCACCACCCGTCCGCTCAGCATCGTCTGCCTAAGGACGCGGATCAACATGATCAGAGGCTGTCGTTGCCGCGGCTGAAGGATTCAGGATGGCGAACAGCAATGTCCACATCCTGCATCGCAACCACGCGAACGGTGCCGCTGGTGCTGTTGGTGTAGGGGTCCACCATGATGTCCAGGCCGCTGAAGTAGCCGATGATCAGATCAGCGAAGTTGCCAAACCACAGATCGCCGGATGCAACTTGATTCGAGAGAACGCCTTGATAGCCGTTCACTTCATTGCCTTCCATCACAAACAAGCCAGAGCCTGCATCCTTGGCCTTGGTCTTCAGACCGCCGCGCATTGCAGCGTTCATCAGGTACACAGGGCTGCCGAGCAGTGCGTTGGCAGTTGCCACGTCGCTCTCAAGCGCCACCACCTCAGCGAAAGTGGGAGTAGCAGCTGCGAAGTCCTCGGTGCCGATGCCGGTGGTGAGCTTCAGTCCGAGGGGCTCGCCGCTGCTGCCGGTGCCATAGAGACCGGCGTAGTCGATCTTGAGCGCCAGCACGCGGGCCAGATCGTTACGCACCATGTTCTCCACGTCGATAGACGACTGGAGCATTAGGCGGCGGCTGTAGTCGGTAAAGGCCGCCACGGTCTTAGGGGTCAGGCTTACCTGATCCACGGTCTGCTGCGACTCAGTAGAAGCACCAGACTCAGGTACCCAATAAGCGGTAGCGGCACCGGACTGGCGGGGAATCGCTACGTTGCCGGTCAGGCCAGTCAGCACCGTGGCGCCAGCTTGATTCAAAGCGGAAGCGTTGCGCAGCAAATCAATGAAGCTGCCAGCGTCTAGGTCAGTAGCAACCAAGTTGCCGCCAGCGGTGGCGGTGCCAACGGTCAGGTCACGGCGCAGCACATCTTGAGGGATGGTGATGCCACGGGACTGGCGGCCAATCTTGGCAGCAGCAGCCTCAGATGCCTCGATCTCAAACGCTGCAGCCTCGCGGGCGGAGCGGTCGGCGGGGTTGGCCAGATAGTTGATGGCACGCAGGAAGGAGAAGCCGCGGGCCTCCTCCTTAGTCATGCCGATTTCGGCGGCGCTCATGGTCACAGGCTCCTGTTTAATGTCGAGTTTGTCGAGCACAGCAGCGCGAGCCTCGTCGATAGAACGACCAGATTCGATCAGCTGGCGGCCGAGATCGGCCATTGCGTGCTTTTCGCACAGTGCAGAAATGCCAGCGATGCGGGAGCGCTCAGCCTCAGCGGCTTCGGCCCGCACCACGGCCAGATCAGTGGTGGTGTTTTCCATTGCAGGAATGGGATCGGGTGTAGGTGCTGCCGAGGCAGCTTGGTCAGGCTCGAGGGATCGGCCAATGCCAACGCCGGGGTCAGCCGGCACCGACACAACAGAAACCTCATACGGAGCCCAGGCAGTAGCAACAAAGTCGCCACTGCCGCGCTCCTCCATTTTGTCGATGGAGTAGCCGAAAGAGACGTTCCGTAGAACGCCATCTTTCACATCGCTCAAAACTTCTTGAGCGAATGAGTTGCGGCTAAACCGCACGCGGGCGTAACCCCGCTTCTTTTTGCCGTCGATGTAGGCGCGTTCCACCACCCCGATCACACGATCAGGGTTGTGATTAAACAGCAGCGGCGCACCATCGTTCAGGCGGCTGAGGTCGGCTGCCTTCATCTCGTGGCTGAGGATCTCATTGCCGAAATAGCGAGCAACAGGAAACTCAGAGCTGAACGGGAACTCGTAGGTTCGATCCTCAACCTCGTCAAAACTTGTCAGCTCAGCACGCTGGTGCCGACCAATGCCAGGCATAGCGCGCTCTTCTTCAACAGTCTCTTCAGACTCAATCAGATCGATGTCGTGCGCCTCTTCCATTTGTCTATCTTGCAATGCCTTAATTCTATCCGCCTTTGCGTTAGCCCATGTTTGACCGGGATCGCCGCCCCATGCTGCCCACGCAACACGGCCTGGTGATGGATAGCCGTCTTCATCCGGGGTAAATCCCTCGCCTTGCTTGTCCACTTCATGACGCGCAAACCATGCCGCCATCGTGATGACGGTATCGGCGCTCAGTTCATCACCGCTCAGGATCTGGCCAGCACGCCGGGCCGCCACCTCAGTGCCACCAGGCTCGCCATCAGCCTTCCAATCGCGATATCGCTGTGCCTCTTCCCTCATGCCATCAGTTGGCATCAGATTGATGTCTTGTCCTTCAATCGTCGCCATCATCAACCTCCTGATCATCATCTGATTGATCGATCTGGTCAGCTGGTGGGTCGGTCTCATCAAATGCTGGTTCGCTGCCCATTGCAGGGAATGGCTGCGACGCACCACCAGCATTAACCTCGCTTGGATCGGTATCCGTCACAATGCCCATCTCATCAAGCATTGCCAGCTCAGCCTGACGTGCCAACAGCACACCATCAAGGTCGCCGCCCTGCTCGCTGATCACCTGACCCAGCGTCTTGAAGCCACAGCGCACTGCATCCTTATACGCGTTCACTTCCTTCTGCGGATCCACCCACTCCCAGCTGCGTGGGATCCAGCGGCTGGCCTTGTAGCGATCTGGTGCCATCTCATAGCCCGGCAGGCTTAGCGCACCGCTCAATACCGCCATGTCCATCCAGCCTTCAAATACCTGCTGATGGAAGTTCTCGATCATGTACCGCTGCAGCACGCGATAGGTGTCGCGCTCTTCCAGCAAGCTCAACCTGCTGCTGCTGTAGTTGCTTTCTGAGAAGTTCTTGCTGATGCTCTCGAACGAGACGCCAACACCAGCCGCCACAGCACGCAGCATCGAACGCGTGAACGGCTCCAGTTGCCCATCAGGGCTGTTCAGATCAGGCACCGTGACGCTTTCGCCGGGCGCCAGATACTTGAATACACCGGGCTGAAACTCGCTGACGCGTTCACCCTCGTAGACGTCATCACCCACCAGCTCGCCCTCAGGGCTGCTGATAAAGCCCATCAGCGCGCTGCTAGCCCGAGCACGCACCAGCTCGGCTTCTTCAAAACCCTGCAGCATGTGCAGCCGCATCAAGGCAGACGCAAACCACGTCACGCCTCTGGTCTGCCCTGGCCGCTCCGGCAGGAACAGGTGGATCACCTCATCAGCAGGCACCCGCACCCGGCGGCCATTGGTGCGTGGGTTGCCCGCATAGGTGTCGCCCGGATGGTTGGCATAGAAGTGGTAGGCCTGCGGCCGCAGGTAGCCATCCACCTCGATGCCCATCCGTACCGTGTTGCCCTCGGCGGCCTGCGGGATGTCATCGTCGATCAGGTAATCAGCTTCCAGCACCTGCAACGCAAACGGCACTTTGCTGCCGCCAAATGGCTGGCGGATCATTCGCACAAACACCTCGCCGCTTTCTGCAAGGCTGCGCACCAGCAGCCGCTCCATGTCGTGAAAGCCGAGCAGGCCACTCACATCACAGTGCTGCTTACGTGTCCACTGTTCCCATGCCTCATGGATGCGACCATTGATCGCCTCATCAAGTCGCCCGCCACGTTGCATCCGCACCTGTGATTGATGCTTGATGCCGTGCCCGATCACATTGTTCTGAATGCTGCGCACCGCTTGCCGCGCATAGTCGTTGTCACGGCACAACTGCCGCGCGCGATTGCGCAGTGACTTAAAGCTGCTCTTGATCTCGCTGTCAGCGCTGGTGCTGCTGGTCACCCAGTCAGCAGTCAACCTGCTAACACGGGCGCCTTGATACGCACGCCGCTGCGCTCGCATCGGCTCGAAGCCCATTGCCTTGAACAGCCGCGTGCGCAATCCCATCAGAACCTCACGAACAGATTGTGCGGATTGCCAAGGCCGTTAGCGATCAGGTCCGCCATCTGCTCGCGTTTCACTTCAGCCTTCAGCTTAGATTCGCGCTCGACAAGATCACCAAGATCCATCTTCGTAAAGCTGCGGCTGCCGATGCTGTACTGCTTAACGCCACCGCTAACAATCGCGCGTATCGCAGCCTGTACTGCATCAAGATCCTGCTGCGCCTGCGAACGCCCATCAAACGCACCAGGTGTGCTCGTGAAGTCCAGCGCAGCCAGCACCTGCAGCTGCCCAGCACCCAACGTCACCTGATCGCTGCCGCTGGTCGCAACAGCCTGCCAATACCATTGCCCCGCATCAAACCCGGCACTGGTGGCCGCGGCCAACGTGAACGTCCAACCCTGACCGCTAGCAACGCCCACCACCGTGGCGCCTTCGCTGGCCGTATTGGTGCGCAGGTAGTAGGTCAGCGTCCAGCTGCTGCTATCAATCGCATTGCCGATATTGTCCACCGACGGATCAGCCGTCCACTTCACCGTGTCACCGGCCCGTATCTGAGATGGGATCGGGATTGCCACGGCTTACCAGTTACTTACAAAGCCACCAGCAGGCCCAGAGGTGGTCTGCTTCCTTAATCTTAGCGGTGCCCTCTTCCCTTCTTCCAACTGCACCCGCAGCTGTTCCCACATCGTTGCTTGGTTCATCTTGCGGCCGAACAGCAACATCGCGGCATAGGCATACACCATGCAATCAAGCGCCTCGTTGCGGTCACCTGCTTTCTTCACCCATTCCCTAATGGGAAACCCGCGGTGATACCGCAACGCCTGCCGCTCACTGGTCACCTGCTTGAAATAATCCGCATCAGCAGCCATGCCGAAATGCAGCCCGCCAGCTTGTTGGTTGTGGCGCAGCCGGCCAAACAACGTCGTTTTGATCGTGTCAGTCCCCAGCTGATACAGCGTCACGCCACGCCGCAGCACCTTGCCGCGCCAGTTCACATCAACCTTGTTGCCCTTGCCAACCGCCGGGCTGTTGCGCCTGCTGCTGCCTTTAATCGCCACCACGCCCTGACCCACGCGGTCGCGCACATACCGATATACCTCGTGCGTGCAGTGGCCGCCAGAGTCCACCGCCATCTGCACCACCTTCAACGTCTTGCCGTTCTCGGTGTCCCACTCCGTCGCCAGTACCTGATCCAGCTGGCCCCACACCTCCGTCATGGTCGGGTCGCCCATCAGCTCCTGGTGCCACACCATCCATCCCGTTTCACCCTCGCCCCATCCCCATACAGTCACCGCTAGCCGATTGTCCTGCACGTCGACGCCAGCAGTCAGCAGCACCACGCCAGCAGGGCACAGCCCACTGCGATAGGCAAGACGTTTCTCCATCAACCCATCGGCGCTGATCTTCGCTGCATAGTCCTCCTCCCACGTCTCCGCCAGGCGCGTATTGACGAACGCCTTAAGCGCCGGCGCATCGCCCTTAGCCCTTAGGAAGTCATCCACCAGCTGCTCCCAGCTGCACCAACCCAACGGGCTGTAAAGCCCTGATAGCTGGAATCCAGCAGTGCGCCCATTGCCAGCCGGTGCCGTCGCACGCCATTCACCTGCGCGCATCATTGCCGGCTTGTGCAGCTCCTCAAATCGCTCGCCGCAGTGCTCGCACTGATAACGCGCAGTCTCTGGACGCCCGTCGTCCCATTTCAACTGCCCCCACTTCAGCCAGTCCATAGCGCCGCAGATTGGACACGGCACATAGAACCGCCGCTGATCGCTGCGCAGATACTCAGCCTCGATGCGGCTGAAATCCTTGACCGTCGGGGTGCTGGTCAGCAGGATCTTGCGCCGCGCAAACGTCGTCGTCCGTCGCTCCGCCAGCGCTACCGGATCGCCCTCGCCATCCACATCACTCGGGAAGCCGTCCACCTCATCGCAGAACAGGTAACGACACGGTGCAGATCGCAGGCCGGTGGCACTGTTCGCACCAGTCAGCAGCATGATGCCGCCGCTGAACTCCTTGCTGAACATCGTGTTGCCAGAGTCCCGCGCTCTAGCCGGTGCGATCTTCTCCGACAGGCATGGCGTCTCCGTGATCATGCTCTCCAGCCGTTGCTTACTAAGCCGCTTCGCCATCTCCACCGTCGGCTGGACGCACAACATCGGCCCCGGCGCATGGTCGATCACATAACCCAGCCAGTTACTGCCCGCCTCCGTCTTGCCCGTCTGCGCGGCAAACATCATCACCACCCGCTGCACCGTGCTCTCGCTGCTAAGGCAATCCATCGGCTCGCGCAGGTATGGCGTCCGATCCGTGCGCCATGGCCCCGGCTCCGCTGATGCCTTGCTGCTCAACCGCCGATAGCGATCCGACCATTCGCTCACCGTCAGCGGCTGCTCAGGCCGCAGCCCATCCATAAAGCCATCACGCCACGCGCTACGCATCACACAGCTCCACCAGCGCCGCACGGTGCTCTTGCGTCAGCACCTGATGGATCACCGTTGGATCTGTCTCGCCAGCCAGCTGATGGCTCAGCCGATCCGCCAAATTCGCCAATGCCTCACGCACGCCGCGGCCAACCTTAAACGCTTCCTTCTTCACCTCATCAGCAGGCACCAGCTCACCACGCTGCTGCGTCACCTGCAGCTTTGCCAGCTCCGCCTGGTAGTGCTCACGCCGTGCTCTGCTCTCATTCAGATCCGGAATCGCATCATCCGGCAGACCATTCACACGCCGCTTCAGCTCATCAGCGCCCCGTGGTGGTGGTTCCACAAGATCCGGCTGCCGCACCTTGCTGTTGTGCGTCGCACGCGTGTTCCGGTCCCATAGCTCGATCGCTAGGTCACGATCCAGCCACCGCTTGCCATTCTTCTCCACCACAGCCGCCGCGATCCGTGCCTTGGTCGCAGCTGTCACCGTGCCCTTCGCGCAACCTTTGATCGCAGCAAACTCGCAAAACGTGACTAGCAAGCCTTAAGCACCACTAATTCAGTTCAATACTATGGACTTATTGAACTCTCAAACTGGGAATGGGGTAAGACTTTTGAGATCCATTGCGCCGCAATGGTTTGAGAGCTTTGGGCCCTGACGCTAGCGAAAGCGGGTGCGAGCGAATGACCT